CTGCTATACATATGGATATATTACAGCCTCAAGAATTTCTAAAACATTATGCAATATCACCAAAGTTTGATAAAAGAACTAAAAAAGGTAAAGAGGATTATGCAGAATTTTCTAAAGAACATATGTTTAAAACTGTAATTTCAGAATCTGATTATGAATTAATAACAGAAATAACTTTAAGAGTTTTTAACGATAAAACAATAAAGACATTATTACAACAAGGAGAACCAGAAAAAATCATACAATGGCACAATGAACATTATAATTTAAATTGTAAGGGTATGTTAGACTACCATAGGGATGGTATGATAATAGACCTTAAAACTACACAAGACGCTTCATATAATGGTTTTATGAGGTCTGTAAGAAAATACAAGTATCATAAACAAGCTGCTTATTATATGGATGCTGTTAAAGCTTATAGATTTATTATAATAGCTGTAGAAAAAACTCCACCATTTTCTATTAATATATTTGAGATGGGAGATGATATGATAGACGAAGGTAGAGATATGTATAACCATGAATTAGAGGTATACAAATATTGTGAAGAGAATGATTACTGGCCTGGAGCTGGATTTGACCCTCTTGACAAAGAATCAGAAAGAACAATTCATATATTAGAAAATCATGACAAAATCTAAATCAGTATTATTTGAAGGCGGGGTAGAAAAAATATCTACCCTTGCCGATGGCTCATTAAGGATTCATATAGGAACTCCTGAACTATCAAACGAAACTATGGTAAATCTATTCCAGATGAATAGAAAGACAGGATATGTATTATTATCACCATACCCTGTTAACGAAGAACAAAAAATAGCAGTAGAAAAAGCTACTGAAATAGTAGAACATGAGTCTACAGAATTTGGAAACAAAACTCCTAGTCAAAGATTACGAGCTGTGTTATATGTCTATTGGGAGAAAACACAACCAAAACAACTAAACCCTGATACAGGTAATATAGAATTAGTTGAATTTGATTTGTTTTATAAAAGAGAATTAAATAAAATTGTTGAACATTATAAAACCAAACTAGACTAATGGCAATAAAATCTTACGTATTTAGAGCTAGAAGAAATAAGAAAAGACCTGGAGTTCACTCCAAGAACGCAAGTAGAAGTCAAACTAAATTTAAAAAGAAATATCGTGGCCAAGGAAGATAAAAAACACAACAAACATTACTATGATTATGGTAGGAATGGATACTATCCTACAACAACATTAGATGATGACAGAATACCTGAATACTATAAAGGCAAAGAAGGATATGAAGCTAGAAAAGTATGTGACAATTTTGAATTACCATATCATTTAGCTACAGCTGTAACATATCTATTAAGAGCTTATCATAAGCATAAAAGTCCTGTAGAAGATATAAAAAAAGCAATAGCTCATTTAGAATTTGAACTAGAGAAAATTAAAAGAGAAAAAATATAATTATGAAAAAAAGAAAATATGAAGTAATAATGGTAATAGAATGTGAGGAAGGTGCACAGAATCACGTTGCACAGTCAGTGTGTGATGGATTAGAAGAACCAACTTGCGTTAATCATATTAAAATTAAAGAAATAAAAAAATAAATAATGAATTTCTGGGACCCTCTCGAAATGCAGATTGGAGAATTAGCAAAAGAAGATAATCGTTTACAATACAAAGAAAAACAAAACAAAACGAGAGACAGATATGGAGCTAAAGAAAAGAAAAGAGCTGCTTTAGAAGTAGAAAGAGACTTAAGAAGACTTGAAGAACAAGCTATGGAGAAAATAGACAACAGTAAATTGTTATATAATAATTGGTTTGATTTAACAGAAACTAAATTCTGGAAAAAATACGTAAGACAAGATGTTACATTTTACGGAATACACACAAAATATAAAAAATAAATAATATGTTACCAATAATAATGTTTGGAGTAGGGTTTATATCAGGAATGTATGTAGTAACTCAAATAGAAAAAGGAATAGATAAAAAGATTACTAAAAACAAAAGAATGTGGAGAAAAAACGAAAAAAATGATTAGTTATATAGGAGGAAAAAGCCGAATGTCAAAATGGATATGTGAATATATACCAAAAAACATAGAAACTTATGTAGAGGTCTTTGGAGGAGCTTTCTGGGTATATATTAAAGGAGATATACATGAGGGTCCGAAACTAAAAGAAATCGTCTATAACGATAAAAATAGGTTTATGGTTAATTTGTTTCAATGTTGTACAGAACCACACTTATTTTATAGACATATAGAAGACTCTGGAATTAAGTCACAAAATGAAGAATTGTTTTATAAATATCAAGAAGAAATAAAAAATACATGTGACTTAGGTTTTAAAGATTTTTCATTTGATATGGGCATGAAATACGCTTACATTGCTACACAAGTATTTAGTGGTAGTAAAATAATGGAATCTAAATATATAGATTTAAAAGGTAAATATAAATCTAAGTTTGATTCTTTTCGTGATAGATTGCTACACTTTGATACAGTTAATCGTTTAACTAAAATCACTAAATGTGAGAATTTAGATTATATGGATTGTATTATGAAATACGATGGTCCAAATACATTCTTTTATTTAGACCCACCATATTGGAAAACTGAAAATTATTACTCTAATCATGATTTCGATTCATGTGACCACGAAATGATGTCTGTGCTATTAAATGAAATAAGAGGTAAATTTGCTTTATCTTATTATTACTTTGATGACTTAGAAGTAATGTATCCTAGAAAAGAATATAGATGGACTAGTAAAGAGTTTAGTAAAGCTGCTGGTGCTCTTAAAGGAAAGAAACAAAACAAAGGAGAAGAATTATTAATAATGAATTACTAATGGATAGTCTAGAACCAGGTGAAATAGTTTATTGTGATATAACATATCAATATGATAGACTTTATCGTAATAGAACTAAAACAGAAACAGTAGAACTTAGAAATGTTGTGTTCGGTAGAGAATATGTTGATACATATCCTTTACTGGATTACAACGTACATAAAAGAGATATACTGAAAATTAATCCTAAAAAACCTATAGAATGCAATGTTATTGTTATAGATTTAAACGTACATGCAAGGACAGGATTTAAAAATAAAAATAAAAACTATACTGAAGTAAAAAGAAACGAACAAATTAGAAATAAAATAACAGGAACTTACGAATAAAAATTAATACTATGAGTTTTATTAAAACATTTTCAAAGACAGAAACATACCCATTAAGAAGATGGATTGTTAAAAAAGACAAACAAGGTTTGATTAGAGAGGTTAAATGTATTTTTAATCCTGATGAATATGTTAAATTATCAAACGCTAGGCCTATATATGGAGATAAGAAGTTAAAAGAAATATTAACAAAAGATAAAATAAAGAGAAATGAGAAAACACAGTAAGTTAATTCCTCCTAATTATACTAAACAAGATAAACTAAGATATTGGAGAAAATACTATAGATACTTAGAAAAAAGCATGAAAACTGTAGATAAATACATTAAAGAATTAGAAAGAACTGTATATAAAAGTTCCTAGCTTATTTCAACATTATAATTTAATATGCCTTGTAGCCCATTCATTCTGTTATATAAAAACGCTTGGGCTTTTTTGATGTTTCCAATATAACCCTTACTATCATGCCAATAGTCTGTTGCAGACATTGAAGATAGATTACGAATTGTTATGCCCTGCAATTCTTCAATAGCTTGCATTTTTGTAGATTTATTAGTGTGTAGATGACCTCTGTGTACTTCAACATAATCTACATCACTCCATGCGTTCTTATATCTTTGAGATATGATTCCAGGTAAGTCATTAGCTTTAGCTCCGTCTCCATGGTCTGAGACTATCATGTTCTTACCATATACTAACATCTTCATAAGGCAATCATTATTATCTACTTTTACATTTTGATTATTTTCATAATATAATTCTAGTGTATCTCCTAAATGCATCATAGATTCTCTATCATGATTACCAGGAATAACCATTACATGTACAGGAGCTACTTCAGACAAGTAGTTAATTGCTTTAATTAAAAGTTTTCTACCTGCTCTATATATATCTATATGGTAATCAGAATTAAATTGAGGCGTACCTTTAGTTGTGCTAGGTATTGGCCAATCACCATCTGAATTTAAAAGGTCGTGTCCTGCTATAAATAATATTTTATCAACATAATA